AGCCAGACGCGGATGGCTGACAGCTGGTGGACACGGCGTTGGTCGTGCATAGATAGCCCGCTTGTGTCTGACGAGTTTGTTGACGAGATGCGCGCAAGGTATGGCGAGGAAAGCAATGCCTTTCGCATTCGTGTGCTTGGCGAGTTTCCGATGGCGGATGACGACACGATCATTCCGTTTCACTTGGTTGAGAGCGCGATACATCGTGACATTGAGACAACACCTGACGTTAAGCCAATTTGGGGCTTGGATGTTGCGCGCTTTGGCACAGACAAGACGGCCTTGTGCAAGCGTTATGGCAATGTTGTGACTGAGATTACCAGCTGGCAGGGTTTGGATTTAATGCAGACAGTTGGCCGCGTTATGGCCGAATACGAAGGCTTGCCGCCTTCTATGCGGCCTAGCGAGATACTAGTTGATAGTATTGGCGTTGGCGGCGGTGTGGTTGACAGGCTGCGCGAGCTTGGCGCGCCAGTCAGGGGGATTAATGTTGGCGAGGCTCCGGCTATGGGCAAGACCCACATGAACCTGCGCAGCGAATTGTGGTTTAAAACAAAAGGTTGGCTTGAGGATCGGTCGTGCAAGCTGCCAAAAGACGATCAGCTTCTCGCGGAGCTGACTGCGATACGTTACTCGTTTACATCGTCAGGCAAGATGAAAGCTGAGAGTAAAGATGAGATGCGCAAGCGCGGGTTAAAGTCGCCTGACCTTGCGGATGCGCTCTGCCTGACAATGGCCAGCGATGCTGCAACTGCATTGTCTGGTGCGATGTCAAGTTGGAAGCAATCTATTAAGCGCAATTTGAAGGGTATTGCATGAAGCCAGTTCCGTTTTACAAGCTGTCACCTAAGATGAAAAATATCCGCATGAACCAGTGGATTAAAACTTACATTGGCAAAGGCTTGAGCTTGGAGGATGCGCAGCACGCAGCAAGGTGGCGCGCTGGGCATTGGAAGCTAAGTGCGCGTATGGAGAAGGTTCTAGCGGACATTAAGGATGTGTGATATGCAGCCTGCGTGGTATTATCAGATAAACTGTGCTAATGTGCAGAAAAACTAGAGGATGATGACATGAAACCATGTAAAGGTTGCCCCACCCCCGCAGCATGTAAGCGTGCTGGAACTTGTCTCGCGAAAAAATACAGGAAGTAAGTTATGGGTATTTTTGATTTCTTAGGCGATTTATCGTCAAAGCGCAGCAGGGAGCTTGGACTTGGCGGCTTGCAGTCTTTGCTTGGTACGCGCGGCGCAGCGCAAGCTGGCGCAATTGGCGATGAAATGATTGGCATTACGAACAAAGATAGCTTGCCGGGTTACTTTAACGAGCAGACGCGTGAGTATGTTCCTTGGTATGTTGATTTGTTTGACGGCGGTGGATTAAATGCTGCTGGTGGTCAAGCTGAGCAATCAACTGCGCAGTCTGGCGCTATGGGCGCTACGCCCGGCGGCGCTCCCGTTCAGTCTCCCGGTTTGCTTCAAACTCGTTTAGGCAATCAACTTTCTGACATGGAAATGGCAAACCGTAATCGAGTTGGCGTTGATCCACGCAACTTGGGTGGCGCTGAGGGGTATGGACCTATGTCAGCGCGTGACCCACGCAACTTAGGTGGTGCTGAAGGTTATGGGCCTATGGGGCAAGCAATGCCCGCTCCTGCTCCGACACAACAAGGCACTCAAGTAATCCCTGCCTCCGGCGGGAACATGGCTATTAACACTCCAGCTGCACAAAACCGAGATCAAATAATTGCGGATCGGCAAATGTATAACATGGAACAGGCTATGAAGAGCCACCCATTGTACCCGGAATATGTTGATTTTTTAAACCGAAGCAAAATGCCGTCAACTCCAAGTCTGTTTCAGCAATACATAAACACGTTTGGAAACATGTAAATGGCAATCACAACTTACGCAGAGCTAAAGTCTAGCATCGCCAACTGGCTGAACCGGGACGACCTGACGGCGGTCATACCAGACTTCATTGCTTTGGCGGAAGCGCAAATTGCGCGTGATATTCGTCACTGGCGGCAGGAAAAACGCGTAACTACATTGGTAAACGAGCAATATGAAAACTTGCCAATTGATTGGCTGGAGATGATCCAGATACAGCTTACGGCTGGCGGTCGTCTGCAAGTTATATCTGCTGCTGAATTGCAGGAACGCAAAGAAGCAAGCTCAATTGCGCAGAAACCTAAACATTATCGCTTAACGTCAGATCAGATCGAATTTTACCCCGCGCCTGACAGTTCTTATGAAGTTGCCATGCAGTATTATGCGCGCGTTCCAGCTTTATCGGATGCGGAAACATTTAATTGGATTTTGACAGAATATCCTGATATTTACTTGTATGGCTCACTTGTACACGCCGCGCCATATTTAGCTGACGATCAGCGCATAACTGTTTGGGCTGCATTGTATCAGTCTGCGGTGGATGCGTTAAATCAGGACAACACAAAGTCACGGGTCTCTGGCCCACTTCGTATGGGGATACCTCGCTAATGGTTGCTACGACTTGGACACAAACCGCTGGTATGACTAGCGACACAGATACCGACAATATTGAGGATTACGCAGCGCAAGCCGAGGCTTCTAAAGATGCCGCCGCTGCATCTGAAACGGCTGCTGCTGGTTCTGCGTCAGCCGCGTCAACTAGCGCGTCTAGCGCGGCTACTGACGCCGCATTTGCGTTAAGCAGTAAAAACGCTGCCGCTGTTTCCGAGACAAATGCTGCAACGTCAGAAACAAATGCTGCGTCCAGCGCCGCATCTGCGTCAACATCGGCCACAAATGCCAACACAAGCGCGTCTAATTCCGCGACTAGCGCCGCGGCTTCCGCCACTAGCGCCGCCACAGCCGCCACAGAGGCGTCCAATAGTGCAACCAGTGCTTCTGCATCGGAAGCGTCTAACGTGGCCGCTGGTGTGGCTAAGGTTGCCGCTGAGACCGCTGAAACCGCTGCCCAGACTGCACAAGCCGCTGCTGAAGCTGCCGAGGCTGCCACTGAGGCTCTGTTTGACCAGTTTGGCGATCAATATCTTGGCCCCAAGGCATCCGACCCCACGGTTGACAATGACGGCAATCCGCTTGCTGAAGGCGCGGTTTACTTCAACACGACAGACGATGTTCTAAAGTTTTATTCGGGGTCAGCTTGGGTTGCGCCCGAAAGCGTGGCTTCCACTGCCGCCGCCGCTGCACAGGCCGCACAGGCTGCCGCTGAGACTGCGGAAACTAATGCCGAGACTGCTGAGGTGAACGCCGAGACTGCTGAAACCAATGCTGCATCTTCTGCCGCCGCCGCTGCTAACTCAGCATCTGCTGCAAGCACCTCTGAGGCCAATGCTGATACGTCAGAGGCCAATGCACTAACCTACAGTTCAAATGCTGCAACAAGTGCTGCCGCTGCCGCTTCTAGTGCCGCTGGTATTGCTGGCTATGACTTGGACGTTATTGCTGAGACTAAAGGCGTCACAGCTACTGACGTGTTTGTGTATGACACCAGCCGTGACACAGATGGCGGTTCGTGGCGTAAGCGCACACAAGGCACAAGCTGGTATAACGAGACCTTGAACACTGCTACTCGTGGTTCTCGTCGTGAGTTCCCTGCTGTTGCTGTGATTGTCTCCGATCTAAATCGGGTCACGATTTACGATGGCGATGATCCAAGTCTGCCTATGTGGATGGTGTTTAACGAAGCTGCAACAAGTAAAGACATGCTTGGTCGCAGGGATGTTTTTGCAGTAGAAATGCTCAATGGCTTATTATGTGTTGTTTCGAGTGACGCAGCAAATCCGGGCGGCTATGCGCCATTAGTTAAAATAAACTTTATAAATGATGTTGTTAAGCACATAAACGTTTCAGGAACTTACACATTTCAAGAAACAATTAGCGAAAGAGAAGCTGCGGTATATTCTTCTGTATCCCCAAACGATCCAGCCTATTGGTTATCCTCTGAAGGAGATTTAGTCGGGGCCACCATCAACGACGTAGCCATGACCGTGCTACCCAGCGCCCCTATTGATGCAGCTACTGGGCTTCCTGTGCCTACTATTGCAGTGGCGACTGATGGTGGCGTGAGTGTTATCAAGGATGATGGGACTGTTGTTGATATTACTGGCGATGGTGGTGCAGCTTACAGCAAGGCTTCTTTAGTACACTTTAATGGTTCTGACATTTTATTTGGTATGGACAATTCTAATAGCCATTCAAGATCCCAATATCGTGTAGCAATACCTTCAAGCGACAGAACTGTAGTTGTAAATAGTAACCAGTCGACAGACAAAGACTTTGGTCGTGTAGGAACAGGATTGCCTGTGCCTCTTGGCAGTAATGGCACCCGTGGCCCGTTGCGTGGGCCAGCAGGTACATTTTATTCTAACACCACTGAGGGACAAATCGATGTTCAAGGCCTAACGCAAACTGATGCGAATGAAACTGATCGCACCAAGGCTATGGTCGCCTACCAGACCTCCACCTACAACACAGGCTGGATGAACGGCGACATCAAGGGTGCCTTCCTGTCTGACACTGACACGGCTGACTTGGTTGGCTCTGGTGAACTTATCAGCAATGGTGGGTTTGATGAGGACTATGGCACGTTTGGCTGGCAGACTTATAACTATCAAGGCTACGATGCTTACATAACGCATACTGCAAGCGGCTTAAAAGTTGAGAACGGCGCATCTGGCGGTGTTGCCGCAGCATATCAGGTGATTGATACAACCGTTGGTGAAACGTATGTCATTGAACTTAATGTGGTTGCAGCGGATGCTACCCCTAGATTATTTGTTAGGACAACCTCACCTGCTGGAACAAAGCTACTTGAGTTAGACCTTGCAGATGGTGTTGGGGCATATACTGATACATTCACTGCAACAACTACCACTGCATATGTTGTCCTATCAATGGATACCACTGCGGCAGACAGTTCCGCCGACTTCGACAACATCTCAGTAAAACTCGCAGACGCAGACCGCTCTGTGAACAACAACGGCTTGGTTGTAAGCAGCAAGACGTATGACCCTTGGCACGATGACCTGAACTTAGCATTTGATGATGAGAGCTTCACAGTTGATCGTGAGGCTTCTGACTTCATGTCTGCTATCACGCATGATGCTTCCAGCAATGCCACTATGACAGGCAGCTACGGCCCTGAGTTGGTTACTAACGTTGACTTCTCAGACGGGTCTACTGGGTGGACTACATCAGGTGACTCTGAGATTGTTAATGGTCAGGCTCGTATTTATACATCTGATGGTTCTCTTTCATATATTCAGCAAACTAACATCTTAGAAATTGGTAAGACCTATGAACTCAGCTTCCGTGTGACAAATAGAGTAAGTGGCACATCAATCGAAGATGTAGATGGTTCAAGGATATTTTTAATTCCATCTGAAGGTGAGTATAAGTTTACCTTTACGGCAATAAGTACAAGGTTCGGTTTAAAAAGACGGAACTCAGTTACCGACATCTACATCGACAACATCAGCGTCCGTGAAATACCAAAAGTACAATGGCGTCCTCATAACTTGCTGTCGTATTCTGAGGACTTCACGAATGCGGCTTGGACTAAGACTAACACCACAATAACACCTAATGCTGCTGTGGCTCCTGATGGTACGACTACGGCTGATGAGTTTAGCCATACAAGTACGGAAGCTGCTTTGCGTGCCGCTACACAACCTTCAACTGTTGTTGGGTCAGATTACACTGGTGGCATCTTTGTTAAGTATGTAGACCACACTTGGCTACGTCTTATCATTGGCGGTACATCCACTTGGTTCAATCTATCGGCTGGAACTGTTGGGACAGACAATTTAACCAACGCTTCAATTACAAGTGTTGGCAGCGGATGGTATTTTATACAAGCCACAAAAACTGCCACAAATACAACCTCTGAGTTCACACTAACACTTGCCGATAACGATAACAGTACCGCAGAAACCTCTGGCACCTCTGCTTACATCTGGGGCGCACATCTATACCGCAGTGACCTTGGTGGCATGGCACCAGTGCCTACAGACTTCCAGACTGCTGACTCAAGCACATATGTGCGCACAGCAGAGCGTGAGGTTACTGGCACTGAGTTGGTGACTAATGGTACGTTTAATAGTGATATTAGCG